CTCGCGTCGACAGGTGGTAGTACTCGACCGGTGACCAGAGGTCGCGTTTCGTCTTGTCGGCGTTCGGCACGCTGATCGTGAGCAGCGACTCGAGGCCGAGCCACGAGATGGCGAACTGCTTTGGGCGAATGGTCTTGAGGTCGTCGAACTTGACTGCCTTGATTTCGGGTGGCATGGCGGGCCTCCTGAGTTCACCCTACCGTCAGCGGGCTCCGATGGCAAGCTCCTTCAACACGCCCTCGATGGCGTTGGCGTATTCAATGGCGATGAATGATTTTGAGTCGCGGACTGCCTGCCAGAAGAAGTAGCCCTGGCGGCCGCGATGCCGAAGGAACTGCTGGGTTTTGGTTGTGCGTCGGCCACCGAACTCGGCACCGTAAAACACCATGCCCATTTGCACCTTCGTCTTGCGTTTGCGATTGGGTCGTGAAGCGGAAACATAACCGCGTTTGTGGTCGAGCTTGATGGTGGGCACACGATCACGTCTGGCACGCAGGCCATTGACAACGGCTTGTGCCTGAGATTGACCCGATGACCCAGGCCGCTGTGGTCCGTGCTTGGGTTGCGATGCGGCGTTGGCTCTTGCCTTGTCGACCACGTGTTGCGCGACCTGTTCGGCGGCGATGCGCATTTCCTTGTTGAAGTTCTCGTTCGCCTGGCTGGCTTCACGCAGGAACTTGAACAGCCCGTCGACGACGAAGGCAACTTCACCGGCACGACCAGCAGCGAGCGCACCCGATGACGATCTGGTGAGCTCTGCCATGTCACCGATTGTACGGCGTGTTCGGATGCTGCTTCACGAATCGCCAACGCAGATACGCCTGCATCGTGAACAGCATCCTCGGTGATTCCCTCAGCAACACTGACGGGGCGATGCCCGTTTCACACGCCAAATAGGCGATCAGCCAGTGGGCTGAGTTCTCTCCAAAGGGCCGATCTTGGCCTCCTCGGTCGTGATGGAAACACCGGTGACCTGCTGACGCCACGCCTTGTAGTCGAGCTCGGTCTTGCCGCGACGCTTCTCGGAGCACCATGCCAACCAGCCAAGGTCTCGAATCTTGAGGTCGTCTTCAATCTTCGCCATCGAGATGTTGTGCACTTCTTCGTATTCACAGAAGTCGGCAAACTCGGCGACCGATAGGCGGTCTCCGCTGTCCGAATGGACGAGCAACGCAATCTTCATTGTCTACCTCCGCAGGTTAGGTGGATTTGGATTAGGCGAGAGCCTTGGTGATTGCGCCCGAGATTGGGAACGTTACGTCGGCGGTGTTGAGTTCGCCGACCGCACCATTGACCGGTGTCCATTCGGTGACGAGCACCGAGAAGGTGTACGACGGGTTGGTGGTTCCGGCAGTGGTGCCGTTCGGCTTGACGACGCAGGTGACTGCGGTCGAGCCGACGAGCGGGAAGAAGATTCCGTCGATCGCGTTGTAGTCGTTGTGGATGCTGAAGGTCACCGAGTTGTCGATGAGACCCGAGACGCGGGTCTGGGCGGTCGAACCGAACGCGGTGGTTGACACTTCGGCAGCGGTCGTTGACAGCGTCACTGACGCAACGTTCGACGAGATGTCGGTGCCGTTGAAGTTGATGTTCGCGTTGGTGAGAACCAGCTTTGCCATGACTATTTGTCTCCTGCCGTATCGGCCTTTAGAGGTTTCTTGGATTCTTCGACGGGCGTGAGTATCCCGGCTTCAATCAACAACTCTACATTGTCGATTCCGCTCCCGTCCACATGTCCACCCGGCTGAACGCCAGTGACAGGGAAAGGTCCAGAGACGAGGTACTTTGCCATGCTCTAAGCGTACACCGTGACCTTGAAATCGACCGCCAGATACAGGGTGTCATTGGCGTCGATGTTGGTGAGGTTCTCGGCGTTGGTGACGATGAGGTCGTCGCAGACGCCGCCGAGTGTGCGGTCGGCTTCGATGGCTGCACGTAGCGATTGCGCTCCGTCCCACGACATGTATTGGTCGAGCTGGTCTTGTGCGGTGCGTTCGACTGCACGGTTCACGATCAGCGTGACGGTGAAGTTCATGACGACGCCACCGGTGCCCATGCCGGTCTGGTGGTAGGTGATGGTGTCGAGCGTCGGGAACGCGAACGGCGGGTTCACCTGGTCGGGCTGGTAGTCGAACGCACGCAACCCTGAGATGGTTTGGATGCGGGCCTTGAGGCCGTCTTTGACTTGGCTGATTGTGGCTGGCATTAGGCGAACATCCGCATGCGTCGATACGGCTCGACGAGCTGAGCCATGTCAGGGTCGAGGAATCGTGACACGCGGATTGCGCCGAGGTCGCCGAACCCGGCGACACCGAGCGGCGAATCGTAACGCTTGAAGATGCGCGACGCCTGGATGATGGTTGCCTGAATGATTGGGTCCGGTACGGCAGCCCAACCCCATTTCGCGGTGACCTGCACCAACGCCTGTTCACCGTAGTTCGCGTTGACGGTCGGGAACAGGTAGTCGCCAATGGCACGCAGCTTGTCGTATGACCAGGTGAGTCCGTCGAGCACGCCGTTCAATGGTTCGAGTTGCACGTCGGTTGATGCCCAGGTGACGTCGAAGTTGCCGTCGGCGAACGTCGATGTTTTGAGTACGAAACCGGTGGTGGTGTAGAAGTCGTCAACGTCGCAGACGTATTCGGTGTTGGCTTGAAATACTCGTGCGGTTGCCGTGGTGGCGGCCCAGAACTGGCGGTTGCAATACCCGTCAATCAGGCGTGACGCGGCACCGCGACAGTTGTCAATCAGCGTGTCGTCGGCGGTGTCGGCGGTACCGATTCGCAGAGCCGCCTTGACCTCGTTGCGGGTCGCATAAGAGTTGCTGTTGTCGGGCATGCAGCCTCAATACTACTCAGCCAACAGTTCGCGGACTTCTCTCTCGAACTCCGTTCTCTGATTGTGCACCCAGAACCGGTAGGGCTGCTGCGCCCGATGATGCCTCTCATAGTCGGCCAACACCGAATCAACTATCGCCGACGCTTCACGAAGATCGTTGAACTTGTAGCCGGCACCGAGCGGCATGTCATCATCATGCCGGGCCGAACCCGTCAACACCGACGCCACCACGCAGCCAGCCAACGCCGCTTCGCGTGGCGGACGGTCACGCCCAGGGTTCGCCCCGAACTCGACGTACACCTGGCATGAAGCAAACGCATCAGCCACACCTTGCGCATCCAAGCCGCGCAACTCCACGAACTCGAGGTCGGGACGAGCCTTCACGAAACGACGCAGAAGCCCGGCATCCTTCGCAGGGTTGATTGCAACACGCGAACCACGATGAACCTCCGACTTCGGCAACGTCACCCAATCCGTCAACATCACTGAAGGTTTGCCAACCTTGAACTTGACATGCCTCGCGGCGTACACCGATTGACACAAATGCAGGTCGATACCAGACAAGTTACGTTGCCCGTGACTACCGAAGTTGTCGACACTCAACCACCACAACGCGACACGGTTGTACGGAAACATCTTCGCCAGGTCGGGCCAAATCTCAGGCAGCACCACCAACGCACCATCAGGCACCGACTCGGTGATCGGAATGTCGTAGCCCCGATACTGCTCCGGCACCGGCGAGCCAATGTCCGGCAGGTACATCATCGCCGCAGACCCGAACTTGTTTGCCGTGTGCACCAACTGATGCATCGCATGCGGCCCACCCGTCACCGCCCCACCAGGACAAACGGCAATCAGTCCCACGACTGCAACAGCCTCCGGTGCAACTCCCAATCCTTCAACTCCTGCCACGGCCGCTGCTGCCGTTCGTTGAACCGGTGCATGTTCGACTGGAACGTGAGAAGATTTCGCTGCTGAAACTTCTCACTCGACGCAAGCGTGCTCGAGTTGCGGTGATTCACCGCAGCCGTTGACAACACCACCTCGATGTTCGCACGCCTGGCACGACTCTCGAAATCAGTGTCCTCAAAGTACGCAGGATGGAAACCTTCATGGAAGAGCCCGATGGTCTGAACGACCTGGCTGCCGATCCACACGCACGACCAGTTCGGCTTACCGCCGAGCACGATGT